CAATTAGACCAATACACCCATCCGTTCTCCATATCATTTTGGGGAACACCATTTATCATGACGGCAACATTCCGTTGGTTAAAACCACGAACATTGATACGGGCATCACCCGCTCCACCACCTTGACCAGTCGCATATACCGATGGTGTCATATTCAGAGACATTGGAATATCTTGTGAACCAAGACGAATTTCCATCTCTTCCTTAGTCACCGTTGTATAAGCAACAGGTGTTTTTTCATCAGCACGAGAAGCCAAGACTTCAAGAGCTGACATCGCAACAACATCAGTTTCTAAATTGAAACTGAGTGATGAAACGATATCCCCAACACTAACAGATTTAGTTTGGGTTATGTATCCAATGTAAGAGGCAGTTATGTCAAAAGTACCCGTACCGGTTTCGATGGTGAATTTACCTTCATCATCTGTTACTCCACCGTTTTGCGTACCCTCAACCACAACATTTGCTCCTACAAGTGGTTTCTCTCCTTCACCAACAAATCCAGTCACGACTTGTCCGAAAACAACCCCAACCATCATCACTGTTGAAAGAATTAGATTACGATAGTTCATAGTAATCTCCTTGTTTCATTTATGAAATAGCACATTTTTCTACAGGTGTGCTGTCTGCCTGTCCGCTTTTTATTAATTTGCATAATCTTGATCATCATTATCACCAGTCAATGGTGGTACTTCACAACTGTCATTATTACAGAACTTATCTACATCAGCCTCTTCATTCTTAATAACACCGAAAGATAATTTACCTAACTTACCTACCATCGTATTATATTCATCCTCTGTAATAGCCTCATATGGCATCTGTTTATAAGCTCCTAATGGATGTCTTGGTAATAAACTAATACCCTTTAATTTATACTGAAAGTAATTCAATACGTGTGGAAGTTGATTTTTCTCCGTTTCAGGATCGAATGTGGCAGTACAACTAACCTGATTATCAGCCCAATGTCTCTGTAAGAAAGCAGCTAAACTGAATTGTTCCCAAATCGAAAGTTCAGCTGCAGTTCTTATACCCTCTCCGACATCCACCGGCACCTCAACAACCATAGTTGTATCTTCCGAACCAAATGCTGGTTCTAATGGATAGTTAGCTTTCTTTAGTGGTTCTAATAGTTCTGAGTGTTTTGATAGTCTCATTCTCCTAATGTAAAACCTTGACTCTGGATAGTGCATACCTGGAGTAGCACCAACCAATAATGAAACGGTGCCAGAAGGTTTAACTGAAGTAGTCTTAATAGACTTTGGTACAGCAAACCAATCAGAGTATTGATTATCCCATTTCTGAATAGTATCATATCCTTTCTCCAACCAGTTCTGTAGTTCACCCATTCCATTTCTGGTGATAAACTGAGCTACTCCGCTTACAGAACATCCTATTCTTCTGTTTCTTAACATAACCCTATTGGTTTCAGCCCAATGAGTTCTCCCTAATGTAACCGTTTTAGCATATAAATATGCATACTTCAAAGTTCTTTGATAATCTTCTAATGAGTCGTGATTTGCTGGAAATGTTTCTACCAAGCAACATAGTTCGTATGATTCAAGAGATTGTTCTAAACAAGGATTACCACCCATAACCCTATGGTCTTTATTATCCCCACCATTTTTCATACGAGAATATTTTTGCATATTATCTAACCAAGCAAAACCAGGCTCACCATTATCCACAATCCTTTTACACACATCAGTATAATCCATGCCAAGTTCGGCATATATACTATTATTACTTGTCCATCCATATTGCTCCCTATGTGGGTTAACTTCATAGTTTTTTAAATCTAAATATTCCTCATCATGCGGATCACCAAATACAATTTCAGCAGTTCTTCTTACATTACCTGCTACAACACACTTACCGATTAGGTTCATTATGTCTACGATTGTTGTTATTGATATTGGCTCACCACTATTTTTTTCTAATATTTTTGTTATATCATCATGCACTTCCATCAAAGGTTCACACCCACTACTGACACCACCAAACCCACTAATAGGTTCACCAGCTGGCCTTACTTTTGAGTAGTCAAATTTCATTGGAGCAGTTCCATGAAAGTAACTTTCTAACAGCAGCTTTAGTGACTCAACCCAACCCTCACGAGTATCTGGTATTTCATAAAGTTGTTCACCTCTATCCTTTTCAATCCCCTTTACTACTATTTCACCAGCACCCTTTGTATCAAAACCAACTCCTACACCCAACATACTAGCATCCATTAGAAAACAGAATGGTTTAGCATAATCATCTTTGATTGTTGAGGTTGATACAAATGCACAATTGTTTAGGGCGGCGTATAAACCTTTCTCTTCGGTTATGGCTGTTCCCATAGCCCAAAGACCTCGGCCAGGTGGCAGAAACTTCATACTGAAAATTCGCTCATACATATCTTGAGCCGACTTTTGAGCTTGCCACGGATTCCACCCTAATTGATGTGAATCAATATGATTTTTTTGCATAGAGTAAGTTCCCTCTACGACTCTTTTAACTGTTTCCCACCATCTTTCATTCTTACCGTCTTTTTTAATTCTTGAATAGGTTCTCATATAAACTAACTCACCCAAACCATTAAAACCAAATGGTGGCTTTTTTCTTTTAAATTTATTTATAAAATTTTCTGATAACATAAATTTTTCCATCTTCACTCCTGATTAATTTGTTTAATTCTCACAATATATAAATATAATATATACTGATTCTTATCTACTCAAATCCTTCTGTTTTTGGTTTTAAATCATTATATTTCTTAGACAATGTTTTCCTTAAATATTCTTCTGAATTATCCATCTTACCTTGTGTTTGTTTACCACCTTGCGTTGAGGCTTCGTACACTTGTATATGACCTGTATTCGTATTAATTTCTGCAGGAAATGTTATACCATCAACACCAAATCTATTTTTAATTACATGCACCCTACCGGTATTAGCAATCTTATCCTCTACCTTACGACTTACAGACATAACAAAATCCGCTGTCATAACCTTAGAATAATCTTCAGCAACCTTACTTGCATCAATCACTTCTTCTTCTAATGAACTTCTGTTTGCCTGTGATGCTGTCCATATTGGAACATCAAACTCACCAGCCATACCACGAAGATTCTCATAGGTTTCACCTGTTGCGTGCCTCTTCTCTTTATAGAATGTGGTTGGTTTTAGTATGTCAGCGTAATCCACAATCACCACATCAGGTTTTATTTCTTGTATCTCCATCTGTTTAAGATGAGAAGCCAATGTATTTACAGAAGCAGAACGGGTAGGATAGTATTTGATAATCAACTTACCCTTTAAACCATCTATAACTTTTTGAACTTCGTCTTGATGAAACTTAATATTAGCAGTTGGTGTTCCACTAAATACTGTATCGTATCTTAGACCAACATAAGCCTCATTCAACTCTAAAGTATAATGAACCACAGTTTTACCTTGCTTTACTAAGTGAGCAGCCAGAGATTGTAAACACCAAGTCTTACCAATACCAGCAGGCGCAACTAAGACACCTAACTCACCACCAGCCAATCCACCATCCATTACATTGGTAATAGAATCCCAAGGTGTTGGTAATGTATTTCTTACTGATGATGTAAGTCTATCTTCTAACGATATGATATAGTCATGTCCTAAATCCCTTTCACTGCCAGCTTTCATAGCTGCATCAATTATTACTTTTATTTCATCGTATTTCTTTTGTTCTAACAAATCAACAGATTGCATAATCGATTCTTTAATAACCTGATTCTTACAGAAACCTAATGTCTCTTGTTTTACAAATTCTAAATCAGTAGCCTCAATATTTCTCCAAGCTTCTTTCAAATTTTCTATGATGGAAACTTTAAGAACATCATCATCCATCTGAGTTATTTTTATTTTTAGAACCTCTAATGTTGGAGCTTTTCTAAACTCCATAAAGTATTTAGCTATTTCTTTTGTTAACCACTTATTAGCATCTGAATCGAAGTATGCTGGTTCTAATATATCATTTATAGTTTGTATAAACTTATTATCCGACAATAAAGATGAGATTATCTTTGATTGAAATGTCGGACCGAATTGATTAAAATTCTCACTCGCCATATAGTTCTCTTCTTTGTATTTCTTTTAGTTCCATTTGTTTTTTTCTACGATAACGTTCCCTAGCTTTCGCTTGTAGAACCGCTCTATTTCTACGATAATAATCCATAGACCACCTACGTTGGGCTTCCTTCTTTTCTTTTTCTGAATTATACTTGCGCTTTCTTCCCATGTGTTTTCTCTGCCATTTGATTGAGTTTAGCAAAACATTGTACCAACCAACTATCCATATTCGGTAATGTTGCAAATAGTCTATCCTCAATAAATCTCTTTTGGAATTGTATTTTATTTAACCTATTGATAGGTTCTCTGATTTTATCTAAGATTTTAGTTTTAGCAGAAGCGCTGATGTCTACTTCATCCAACTGCATCAACATATAGTTTCTCTTCAATAACTCTTCACTCTCTTTAAGTTTTTCATCTTCTTTAATAATGTCATCTATATTAAGTATCTTATCTTCGAGTAAAAGTGGTATTTTTTTTTGAATAGTTTTCAATCCCCAACCACGAACTCCATTTATGTTATCGGATTTGTCTCCATCTATTGCTCTGTACACAGCAAAGTTATGGGATGGTATACCATAGTCCTCTAATACTTTAGGAGGATCGTACATCTTCTTCTTCGTAGGAGACCAAACTGAAACCCTATGATTTACCAATTGAAGAAAATCTTTATCCGTAGACATTAGGATTATATTAGATGTTTTTAGAATCTGTTTGGTGGTGTAAGCCATCGTATCATCAGCTTCTATACCCTCAATGGTAATCGTTGTGATTGGAAGATAATCTAAGTAATCTATAACCCTTGTTAATTGCATAATCATAGATTGATGTTCATCTTCTTTATCGTTGAAATCATAGGAACGATTTAGTCTTTCTGACATATTCCTACCAGCCTTATACTCTGGAAATACTTTCTTTCGGCGGTTAGACCCGCCCTTACCATCAAATACTATGATAGTTCGGGTAGGTCTAATTGTTCGTATAGCGTATCCGACTGACCTAAGAAAACCAACTATTCCCCCAACGTGAGCTCCATCATCATTGAGAGTTGGTATAGCGCTGAAACATCTTATGAATGTATTCAAACCATCTATAATCAGTACCTTATCATTAGGTTCTTCTGAGTCTAATTTACCGCCTTTGTTTTTTATTTCTTCAAGTATGGAAAGGTATTTAGCATTAGTCACCTAAAACCTCTTCTGTAATCTCTACATCATCAATACCCAAATCAGCTTTGGTGTATTTTAATATAACCTTATCACAAATCATTTTGTAACAATAAGACTTGAACTCTTCATCTTCCAACTTTTCAGACCAATCCTTAGATTGAAACTTTATCTCTTCACCATTATGGTCTTTCATAGTGTACCAAGCACCACCAACCTTAACACAATTGTGGTCTTTAAGTACCTGTAACCAACTACCCTCGTCATCTACACCACTTTCAAAGTACAGAGGAAACTCAGCTTTTCTAAGTGGAGGACCCAAACGATTCTTAATTACTTGTGCCAGAATAGTCATACCAATAACATTCTTTTTATTGTCTTTAATCTGACCTTTATTCTTTAATCTAACACGAGTTGATGCGTGAAATGGAAGAGCCTTACCACCTGAAGTAGTCCACGGGTCACCAAACATTACACCCAACTTTTGTCTTAACTGATTTGTAAATACTAAAGCTATTCTCTGTCTACCAATCATCTGAGTAATCTTTCTCATAGCTTTACTAATCACAATAGCCTTTGATGTAGCCCAACCATCTTTGTCATAGTCTGCATTCAACTCAACCTTTGTCGTAGCAGCTGCTAGTGAATCTACTAAGATAGTTACTAACCTATCCTTATCTGATTCTCTGACCTTAGTTACTATTTCTTCTATAGCCTCAAAAATATCTTCTACTGTTTCCAAATGAAGATACAACATGCTATTAATATCCACACCAATAACTCCTAAGAACTCCTCACTTACTGCTGTCTCTGTATCTATGTAAACAGCGACACCACCCTTCTTTTGAGTTTCGGCAAGCAGATGGGCACCAACTAATGATTTACCACTACTTTCCAAACCATTTAATTCTGTAATTCTACCAACTGCGATACCACCCTCAGGCCTATTTGATATTGCTAAATCCAACATCGTTGAACCAGTTGATATAAATTCTTTTACATCTGTTGGTGTGTTATCTGTTCCATCTAAGAAATATGCAACCTTATAATCTTTGAACTTTTTATTTAAAGAGTCGGCAAGAACTCCAGCTAAGTCATCTTTAACTGACATTTAATTCTCCTAATTAAATAGTGGGTGTGTCCGGCTTTGTAAAGAATCCTTTGCACACACTCGGTTTTATTAGTGTTGGCTTCAACACCCACTACACTTTATTTATTACTTATTGAACAACTCATCGAAAGCAGCACTAGCATCTTCAACCTTTGCTGACTCAGCAGCAACAGCAGATTTTGGCGCAGTTTCTTTCTTCTCTTCACCTTCACTAGCTTCAGGATTTAACCATTGGTTAAGAACACCTGTTAGCTCTTCATATGAGAGTTCTTGGTACAATTCGGTTATGTCTTTTTGATTCTCTAAGAGATTTTCTAATTGTGCCTTATCTTCCACGATTGGAGTCTGATTAGGTTTGACACGAATAGCTGTCTTAGGAAAAGAAGCACCACTTTCCTCAGCAGTAATAAACTCTACTGATACATCACGACCACTTACTGGATCGGTAATATCACCATAGTCTGGATCTGCTATAACGGAAAGTAATTCTTGATAGACTGTTTTACCAAAGCCCCAAAAACGAACACCTTGAGTTTCCTCACCACGAACAATTACTGGCGCAAATGTTCTCATCTTTGACTCTAACTTACGAGCCATCTGATACTCTTCCCTGTTGCCACTCGTTTTAAGTTTTTGAGCAAACTCTTCGATTGGGTCAGGACGACCAAATGTGATTGGTGATAGATAGGTTTTATTATTCAAACCAAAGTGAAAAAACAATTCAATGAAAGGATTATCCTTATTGTGTTTATAAGGTAAAACTCTAATTACTTGTTTTCCTGGTTGTGGTTTCCATAGGTTTGAAGTCCTATTGTTTGTGGTTTGTAGCTGGTTAAGCCTATTACGAATAGAATTAATATCCATTTGTTAATCTCCTTATTTTATTATTTATTTTTCATTTATCAGTTACTTTGTGTAACCTATAATATATATCACATGATTTAGTGAAATACAATTATTTTTTAATTTTCTTGATAATCTTTTATGTCTACTATGCTGTGAATTTTAGTTGGTATTTTATTTAGCCCATTGTCATTTGTAAGTAATAAGCTATTCTGATATTGTTCCCAAGGGATAGGAAATCTCTTATCTAATATACCACCATTTAAACTTCTGATAACCTCATTGAGAGCGTTGATTGTGTAGAGTGTGTTACTTTGTTTCTTTCTATGTAATGAGATTGTATTTGGTATATCCTCTGGATGATTATCAGGATCGTACTCA